TGCTTTGTCATTACTTGTGTCTCCACTTACTTGGTAAACTCTCTGGGGTGTAGTACGTGAAACCGTTTTTATCTGCCCATTCTGCCATCGTAAACTTAGTACCGTCTGCTCGTTTTCTTGCAAACGGCATTGCAGTTCTAGGGTTTTGGAATACAAATACAAGTTCGTAAGCGCACTCAAGATCAACAGTCCTAACAAGAGAGTCTCTAATGTCAACATACTTCTTAGCCTCGTTCCTATCTCTGAACCTACCTTTGACTTCGATATAAGTTAAGATCTCCTCTTCCTCATCGTAGTATACAAAGTCAGGCTCATAAGTTCTGCGTTGTATGTACGGTATACGTTCTGTGTGATACTGACACTGCCGCAACTCTTTAGATAGATCAAACTCTAGCCAACTGTCAAACCCCTTCGGTATGTTCTTGCTCGTTCGCTTCTTCATTGACCTCTTCCTTAGTTGGTGGCGTCCAGATCTGACCTTCATACCGCCTGAGCCACAATAAGATACCGTTCTCTACAGCTCTCTCTTCACTACCCAGTTTCTCAACACAGACTTCAAACATCTCTCGCTCTGTCTTGTCTTCCAATAACTTCTTGGCTTTAACTGCTCCGATTCCCTTGACTCCAATGATGTTGTCAATGCGGTCACCAGTAAGAAACTGCATGTAGAAGTTGAGCATACCCTGCGTAGCACTGATGTAGTACTGTTGCTTCTTGACAAAGTTGTAGTGCCACCCTTCGACTTGATCAAAGTCTTTGTCAATGCTGACAATGAAACACTTATCTTTACCAAGCTCTGTCGCACGTATTGCAATAGCATCATCAGCTTCCTGACCCTCTACAAGTTTACCTCCAATCTCCAGCATGTACTCTCGCAGTTCATCATAGTGTACAGGGCGCTTGCCTGTTCTGTTTCCCTTGTAGGGTTCTGTGACTGCGTAGTCATTCCTGAAGTTGGTCTTGCCTGTAATGAACAGCTCAAAGTCTTCGCTACCTAACTCTTCGCAGATGGTCTCGATGGTCTCGCCCAGTCTATGCCGAGCGAGTCCAAAGGGTTCATCATCGTAGGCGAACCCCACCCTATAGGTGAGGATGTCGCCATCAATCAGGAGTTTCACAAGGCTTCCTCGGTCATCGCTACAGACTGAGGAGTGTACTCGATCAAGTCAGTGATCTGAAGACCACCAATCTTAATCCCTACAGCCCAACCACTACGCTTGGTGGGTGCGTGTGTCCACTCATAAGCTTCTGCTTTGACATTAGCTTTTGATCCATTCGCTACCATACCTTCAAAGACACCACCGTCTTTGGTGTAGGCTGTGATTGGAAACTTAGCTGACTTAGCTGTGATGAAGTAACCACGGTCATCACCTTTGGTGCGGACATTAACACCAATGTCTTCAAGCTTTGCTACTTGATCATCACTCAACTGACACAAGTCAACCTGATACTTGCCTGACATTGTGTTTGGCTCATTCAACGATGCCCAGTAAAGAGTAACGTTGTTTAAATCTACGGGTACTTTGTTCATAAGTATTCTCCACTTAGGTAAATCATGATTTACTTCAATATACGCTGTATATTATACAGGAATTTGAAGCATTTGTCAATGCGTATCATACCAACTATTACCAATTTTAGACTCAGCGTCTACGCGCACTCTGAATCCTAGAAGCTTCCCTGCTTCAGTGGCTGACTCTTCCATAATCTTTGCCACGTGTTCTGCTACATGTTCTTTCACCTCCATCTGTATCTCGTCATGTACAAACGCTACCTGCTTTACAAACCCCTGCAATGCAGATCTGCGAATCTTCTCGTGCATAGTAACACACCACTGCTTAGCTATGATTGCTCCACAGCTTTGTAAGAGCGTGTTGAGTGCGGCTCTTTCTGACCTGATGTGCAATCTTCTGCCGTCAAGACCTTTGATTGTTCCTTCTGATGCAAGCTGTCCCACCAACGTCTGGAGCTTTCTAAGCTTTGGCGTGTTCGCATAGAAGTTCTCAAGTATCTGTTCACCTTCTTCGTATCCTCCTCCAACAATTGATCCTATCTTTGCAGCCCCTGCGCCATAGAGTGTAGCGTAGATCATAGTCTTTGCCATATTGCGCTCGGGTAATCCTGCGGCTAACTGGTTCTTGGTGTGGATGTCTCCGTTTAATAACTCGTCTGTCCACTCATCGTCCTGCATGTAGTGTGCTAAACAGCGCAACTCAATACCACTCAAGTCACAACCAACAAGCTTGTAGCCTGACGGTACAGTCCACAGACTACGGCACTCTTTACCATACGGACTAGACACTGAAGGTATCTGTCCCATGTTAGGACTGCTGTGTGTCATGCGGCCAGTAACAGCACCATTGCTAATGACTCGACCATGTACTCTGTTGTCGTCACCTGCGGCATCAATCCAACTGCTGATCAAACCCACACGCTTCTGCAACATCAGGTACTCAGACACTAGCTGTGCCTCTGGCAGATCTATCTCAGCAAGTGTGCCTTCATCCACTACAGGTCTGCCTGTCTCTGTCACACGCTTCCACTTGACACCAAGACTCTCAAGACGCTTCGCTACCTGCTGTCGAGAACCCACATTGAACACCTCGACATGATCCTTGAGTTGCTTGCCTGTCTTCTCAGACCAACGCTCAGTAACGATAGGTGGAAACTTCTCTTGCAGCTCGTGCTCGATGTCAGCCATGCGAGACTTGAGATCAGCCAAGAGAGTAGTAGCCTCACGCACATCCAACAAGAATCCATTGCGCTCTTGCTTGCAAGTCTGGATTGCTGTGTCGTGCTCAAGCTTGATACTCTCATCAGAGAAGTTCATCGCCTTCATCTCACGAGACAAATGATTATACAAATCCCAAGTAAGATCAACATCACGTTTACAATACTTGACCATCTCATCAGTCAAACCTCCATCGAAGTCAGTGAAATCTATCTTGCCATCGTCACCACGCAAGCGTTGACCCCATGCCTTAAGTGAGTGTCCACCCTCAATGTCAGGGCGGTAGAGTCGAGACAAGACAAGAGTATCAATCACCTGCGAAGGGTACAGAGTAATGTCCCACACCTTACGCAGTACAGGTGCATCAAAGCCAATGCCATTGTGCATGATCACAGGGGCGTTATCATCAAGGTACTCCTGAAGGAGGCCATTACCCTCTTCAGTCCACACACGTAAGCCGTCAGCCCCTGTGCGTGTCACAGCACACCAGATGGTGTCATGCGATCTGTTTGTCTCGATGTCTAATACAATCACAAGCTATCCTCTAGTACATGTTCAGTCATTCTACCTGTACCCAAATCATAAAGCAAGTCACACGCCTTACCTGTGAGTCCACTGAAACGATTCTTCAGCACACGCACATGTGTGGTGTTGCGAATGGTTGGATCATCAGCTTGACCGTTACGCTCAAGTCCTAAGACCATGTCGCTCAGCTGTGCAATCGAGCCACTGCCGCGCAGCTGTGACAGGCTAGTAGCACTGCCTTCTTCATGGCCTTTGCCGTCAGGTCTCTTCAGGTGGCTCACTAGAATCAGCGAGATTCCTGTCTCCTGCACGAGCATACGTAGCCTCGTCATTATCTCATCAAGGGCTTTACGCTCGTCACCAGCGCCCTGTGCAGACACGACAATCGAGACGTGATCCAAGAAGACGTACGAACATCCAAGACCCTTTGAGAGATAACGAACACGATTAATAATATTATCGACACTTGTGCTACCAAAATGATCAAACAGGTAGAGACGGTTTGTTCCCAAAGTCTTTTGATATGCTTCAATCTTTTCCTCATCACTCGCTACGCAGTCAGGTAAATGCAGTGGCTTGTTAGCGGCAAGAGACATAATGCTCAAACCAGTTCTTCTCGTACCCTCTTCAAGGAAGAGCAGACCAATGTTGGCTTCAGTCTTTTGCAGTATGTGCCAGACCAACTCACGCACAAACTGTGACTTACCTAGTCCACTCCCTGCCGTGATGGTCACTAACTCACCCATGCGTATGCCGTAGGTCAGTTTGTTCAGGCCATCATATGGATACATCACATCACTCGCCTCGACAGGCTTCATGACAAGATCGAAGAGTGTGCTACCTTGAATGATGCCGTCTGGCACAAACTGATCTGCACTCCACCACGCATCACTAAACTCTTTGCCTAAGTTATCGACAAGGTAGTCACACGCATCCTTGATTGGGATGTTGTTAATGCTCTGGCGGTGACGCATCACACGAGCCTTAGAACCAAACAGCTCAGCCACCTCATTGGTTGCCTTCTGTCCTGCCTCATCGTTGTCAAAGCAGATCACAATCGAGTCAAAGCTATCGAGCCACTCGTACTCTTTCTTGCAATCCTTCAGTGCAGAGGCAGCACCATTACGGATGGACACGACAGGCCACTTAGATCCAAGCATCTGGTATGCGGCAAGAGCATCCATCTCACCCTCGACAACAGTAACAAACTTGCCACCCTTCTTGAACAGGTGCTGTCCATACAGAGTTGCTTGCTTCCACTCGCCATTGATGCTGAAGCTTTTGTCAGGTGTCTTGATCTTCTCAGCTACCAATGTGCCTGTGTGGTCACGGTACTGAAAGACGTAATTGCTTCCATCAGTAACACAGCCAAACGTGCGGCATGTCTCGGCACTGATATTGCGTGACGGTATCGATCTGAAGTTACCATCACTCTTAGGTTGAAACTTAACAACTGTACTCACAGTAGGCGCTCCCACGTTATCTACTTTCTTTCTGGTTTGACAAACAAAGCAGTGACTCCAGCCTTCATCATTGATTGCTCGACCATCACTGCTACCACAGTCCTCACAACTAATATGTGTTTCTATAAAACTCATCTGGATTCACCCTCAGTATAAACTTCATTCTACTAAACGCATGTGCTGTGTGTGGGTCACGACAATGATCCTCTAGCATCTCTAAGAATCTGTCGAGTGGCATATCTTCAGCAACACGAGCAGCTTCCATAACAGTATGGTAGCGATGTGATTCTAACAATTCCTCATAACCATAATCATTCATTGACATACTCCATAGGTTAATCATGATTAACTTTGTTTGGTAAAGATAATAATCAACTCTACCAAACCAATTCATACTATATAGTATACAGGACAAACCGAGTTCTGTCAAGACTCAAAAGAAAATATATCATCAAGATCATCATATCTTGTGTCGAGTTCAACATGATCCTGTTCTGTCAACAGATCATCACGATCAATAGTGTGAATAGTTCTCTTGACATAACTGTAACAATGGTTGCACATATCTACAAACTCATTGGTATCAGCATACTTTCGAGTGGCCTCAAAGTCACTCAGCTCAACATCACATACAACGCAGTGCATTACAGTTCTCCATCCATTCTGTATTTCTCAAGCTCAGCATCAAACAGAGCAAACATCAGCTTACCTGCTTTCTCAGGATTAAACTCAATCCAAGCTTCAAAGATATCGCTGGAATATTTATCCATCTCTGCCGCATTCTTGCAAGCGTATTCACCAATGAAGGTAGACCACCTTGCATCAGCATCAGTTCGCATCAATTCAATAAAACCAAATTCAGCACAATCGTTACAAAGTACAGCATCATCAGCTCTGTTGTACTCACATTCTCTACATATATTAGGATTACTCATGACTCACTCTCCCTAATTATTCCGCTTGTCGGCAACATAGTCCCCACATGAAACGCTGTACTTGCCACATACAAGCGGGAAAACCTCACTCAAATCTAATCCTTTAGTCCTACTACTGAACAAAAGACTAAGTAAATTATGCTCCGATGCGTATGCGTAACACACAGCCCATTCAGGCGTAACCTCTAAACTAAAATCAAACTCTTGATCGTAGTCACTACTCGATAAGTTATATACGTAAATCATAATCATTCTCTCCAATCTTCTGTAAACCACAAAGCTAAAATTGTCACAAGCGTTGCAATAAAAATCAATTCATAAATATCAGGTAACATTCTACACCCCTGTCCAGACCATGTCCATACCACGTGATAACCAATCTTGTTTCTTGTACTCGTAATAGTTTCGATAAGCCACAACTGTATTGTTGTCTTTACAAAACCAAGGCATACACTGAGGTGGATCGTTCCAGTATATCACGGGAATGTCCGCAGGAGGCTCTGAGAGCGCCTCTGAGCAACGTTCCCATGAAAGATGTACCCTACCATACCTTCGAGTGTACTCGTCTGAGAGAGCCTGAAAATGCTCGTAGAGCCACTTGTACTGATGCAAACCAGACCGAGCCCATATAGCACTCGGGTGGTTTTTGTGTGTAGTTTTGTACGGGGCATCGCCACCAAACTCATTGTGTGCTGTTGACAAAAGCTGTGCTGTCTCAAGCGGCATCTTAACTACGTGCTTATCACACTGCATTTTTGCTGCTGTCTTGGGGCATCGTGAGAGATAGAAGATATTCACGGTTTAACCTCGCTAATTTGATTTGTAAAAATTTAAGATCAGCTTCGTTAACTGACTCGGGACAGTCTAACAGACAAGCCACATCTATTTCAAGATCTACAATTAAATCTAAAATCATTAGTCCTCTCCAAAGGTATCGTACCATTCCTCTGGCGTGATACCTGTCTTAATAAACTCACGCTCAGCAGGGCTAAGGTTAGGGAAGGCATCCTGTAACAGGACACCAAACAATTCATAGGACTCAAGCTGTGCAGGTGTGATGTCAAGATCCATCTCATTGACTTCACCTGACAGCATACTAATTCGCATTATGATCATGGCTGTACCTCATATGAGTGGGGTTCGAACAAATCGGTATTGTACTGAACAAGGTAATTACGTGAGCCGTTAAGAGCCTTGATGACCAAATCCTGATCAGCAAAAACAAGATAAACACCGTCTTCTTTCTGAACATCAAGACCCATGTCGCGGCAGTGCTTGAGAGTTTTTTGTAGCAAACGCTTACCCATAGTAGTGGTTCTGCGTGGTTCCATAACTTTTAGAATCATGTCGTATCTCCTCGGTTAATCATGATTAACTTTAAAGTAAAAATGTGTAGTGGACTTCGCTGACGTGATTACCGTCAACCCACCGCTTAGACTTAGTGGACAAAAAGTCACACCAAGTATTCCAGAGTGTCTCTGTGCCTATATCATGACACAAATCTACGTAGTTTTCAATACGTTTACGCCTGATAACAGGGGACTTGACAGTCTTAGACAAAGTCAAAGTCTTGGGATCAATGTTGTACATGCGTATGTTGTGAATGTCAATGCACCCGACCAAGCCTGCACAAAGCTGACACAAAAAACCTGCCTTGGGCAAACCCAAACCATCAATACGCAAGAACACTTGCATCATTGATATAGCTTTTTCACGATCTGATTTGTTGCTGTTGACTACGGCCATGAATTGGCTGTACAGAAAATGCTTGTGAGTTTGTAGACACAAATACGTTTTGCGTTTATTGCCCCACAAAAATCTACTGTCAAGTTTATTTACCCGAACATCGTCGAGTTGATCACCAACAAAATACCAATTCTGTTGAATGCTTAACACCACCATTAAGGCGGTGTCAGCAAAATTATCTGCATTGCGCTGTGCGAATGCGTTAATCTTGGGATTGTGTATCGAGTACATATTCTTCCTCCAGTTTATCAATGTGCCAAAGCAAACCTTCCATATTCTCTACGGCAAGCTTGTATGCGTTCATCTTGCCCAGAAAATAATCATCATCTGTATCCGCAAGTAAAGCCCGCGCATGATGGCGGGCCTCCTCTAGAAAGTCAAGACGGACTCTAACTGCATGTCTAATGGTATCAAACTCTAGCATTAGTCAACCCTCGCAATCAAACCATCTTTCATGGTTACTTTAGCAAAAAACTCGCGACCTCGCCCAGTAATGTGCGGACGGTTAGCGCCCACCATCACACCATCCCTGACATATTCAGGGCCGAACATTGATGTTTCAATGTAGGCCAAAGGCTGACCTACATTTTCTTTCAAAACTTTTTTACTTGGGTAGTTAAATACAATCATGACGGACTCCTTATTTATTCTTTACGCATACGTATGTAGCGATCTTAGTTGGGTGTTGATACAGACTGTAACGACCGCGAAGGTATTTAGACGCGGCATTGGCCGTGCGAGCATAGTCGCTTCGATCAAGTTCAAACCAGTGACCTACTTCCATTGATTCGAAAAGATCACGCCATTCTGACCGGCCTGATTTCCTATTCAAGTTGATCGGTGCCTTTTGGAACTTTACTACTTTAAAATTTAAACGTGTCATTAGTCAAAACTCCTATGGTTAATCATGATTAACCTGTAATTAAATGAACAAACAAAGCGACCGAGGTTTCCCCCAGTACATGACCAGTATACCAAATCTACAGCAAATGTCAAGCGATTCCACAAATCATAACAAATCAATAATTAATCATGATTAACATTAGAGTATTCTAATATTCATATATTCTAATATTCTAATATTATGATATTCATATATTATGATATTCTAGTATTATGATATTCTAGTATTATGATATTCTAATATAAGTGGGCATAAAAAAGCCGCTCGAAAGCGGCTAGGTAATGTGGATGGATGGGCTAGTCGAATCGACCGATTGAGTGCAGAATGCGCGCGGCTTTCGATAGACTCGATCGCGTGCGTACGGGCAGTTCCGCGCGGATGTTGAAGCATGCTCGATTGTGTAAACGATCAAGGGCTAGGAAGCCGTGGCCTCGATTCGGGTTACGCGCGTGCTCTGCCTCCGCTTGCGCCATTAAAGCCGCAAGAGAAAGCACAGCCGCATATGCTTCAACCGGAGAGCCGAAGCCCTCCGAGTCTTTAACCATGGCATCGATTGAGTGATATCTCATATTAAGCCGCCTTCTTGGTCTGGTTAGTAGTCATGGGTAAAGGCTTTTTAGCCTTCGCGGTGGTGCTTGCATTCGCAAGATTGATGAGGCCTTGCAAGGCCTTGATAACATCGGCTTTGGTCGCGCCCGCCTCAACGAAAGCATTAGTCATAGCCGAAAGCTTTTTGGTCATGTCTTCAACCGTAGGCTTTGAAGCTTTGGTCTTGCTATCTGCCTTTTCGCCTTGCGCCTCTTTGACCGAGTCGCGCGAAGCCTTGCTCAACTGCTGTAGAGACTTCGCATTGCCTAAGGCCTTGCTGGCCTCGCTGGCGATTTGTTCCGGAGTCCAGTTTTCTTGACCCTTGCGCCAGCCTTTGATGAACTCAAGCGAGGCCTTGATGTTGGACTTGATCACCTTGAGCGAGTCTGGATTCATTGCCCGTGCTTTCGCCTCGGTCTCGAATGCAAGCAAGTATGAACCGACATCGGCACGCTCGGTTATTGATTCCGCGACTTGACCGATGATCTGGACCTCAGTCTGTGCCGCCTTATCTTGCGCGAATCTCGCGGTTAAATGCTCGCGCGCGTAGGCGTCAAGCTTAGTGGTTTCTATTGACATAGTCATTTACTCCGTTTATTAGGGCAACATTACCCCAGTACTAGTATAGCACGCTCGCGCTCCGGTGCAAGTGATTCTGTCTAAGTTAATCATGATTAACCTCGGGAATATTCTGTAGGTCTAGAGGGTACTACTTAGTCTCTCGCACCTGCCTCAGCACACTTCGTAGCCTATGTCAACTACCTAGACTACTGTGCATCTATACAGTATTGACACCAGCACTACAAAGTGGTACGGGAGGGGGGATATACAAATTATTCTACGTAGTGTACCTACCTAGATACAAAAAAGAGTGAATTTGAACTACTAAAACTACTAAAATTAGTGGATTCAACTACAGAGTACTATAACTCCAGGGAATAATAACTAAGATATTGATAACTTTAGAGAATATAACGCGCACTGCGGAGACTTAAGGACTGCTGAAGCCCGCTGAAGTAGCTAATATTAGGGGCACGACAGTACAAGACAGTGCTGTAAAGAGTACTCTTTAGAGTGCTTTTGAGTAGAATTGGTAAAATTAACTAAAATTTAACTTGACTTTTGTCTATTTTTATGATATAATATACACATATTAAAGCAATCTATAGAGAACAACAGAGCACACCTTACTGGTAGAGTATAAATATTAATAATAACTTTACCAAGTTCTACCAACACTGTAGTTCTCTATAGATACAACCCTATCCTACTCTGTAGAGTAGGTATCATATAGGATAATTGTCATGTCTGAAGAAACTAAACCAATAGGTAGACCCGCTAAGAGAGCTGTCGCGTCTAAGAAGAGAGGCGGTAGAGGTCAAGTAGGTAGACCTAAAGGTGATGCAGCCATCATCAACGACTACAAAGCTCGTATGCTTGCGTCACCTAAGTCACGTAAAGTCCTTGATTCTATATTTGATGCTGCACTTAACGATGAGCATAAGAATCAAGCAGCAGCATGGAAGCTTGTTATGGATCGTATTCTTCCTGTTGCAGCTTTTGAGAAGGATGTCATTAAGCAAGGTGGAAAGAACAGTATCAGCATTAACATCACTGGTGTTGGAGCTACGTCAATCTCTAGCACCTCAGAAGAACCTGAAGACTATATCGAAGGAGAAGTGCTTGACTCTTAAATACTTTACACTTGATGAGTTTGATTGTAAAGAGACTGGTCAGAACAAGATGTCCAACAACTTCCTCATCATGATTGATAGGTTAAGAGAAGAGTGTGGTTTCCCCTTTGTCATCACAAGCGGCTTCAGAGCCCCTGAGCACTCCGCTGAGAAAGATAAACTAACTAAGGGTAGGCATACACAGGGTATAGCTGCTGACATCGCTGTAAGCAACGGTTATCAACGCTACAGAATTGTTGAGAAGGCTATAGAACTAGGCTTCAAAGGGATTGGTGTTGCTGATGGGTTTGTACATGTTGACCTACGCAATGTAGAAGATCCTGTAATGTGGACATATTGACATGGTTACTACTCTAGGCTCTAAAGGCTATCTACCGCAAGCAGCAGACAACAACACCTACGTCAGCGTAATAACAGTCCCTGAAGGCTACCACTGCAAAGTAAACTACTTTTTTGCATCAGCCAGTGGCTCTATAACTATAGATGCTCGTTGGTCTGATGGTAATGATTATTCTTTTCTACACAGCAAGAACCTGTCTGCTGGAGACCTTGTTGAGTTTGGTGGTGATGGTAAGTATCTTATTATGACTGAAGGAGAGACTATAGACATACAGTGTTCTTCAGTCAACGCTACATTCATCATCTCATACGAACTGTACGAAGCTCCCACTAGTAACATCGTTCTATGACAGATTTAAATATTTCTTTGTTACCATGGCAACAAACGGTCTGGGAAGACGACACCAGATTCAAGATTGTTGCTGCAGGACGAAGGACAGGGAAGTCACGCTTGGCTGCATGGCTTCTCATAGTAAATGCCCTACAGACTGACAGAGGGCATGTGTTTTACGTTGCGCCAACACAAGGACAGGCCAGAGACATTATGTGGCAGA